CTTCAGTGTTGTTCTTCCATACCTTACGAAGATAAGGGAACTTAGTTAAGGTAGCCTGTGCTGTACCAAGTATAGTCGCAAGCATTACCTTCCTCTTCAGATCTTCAAACTTATCTTTCTCTCGTATCACTACCTCTGTTAAGTTGCAGAACTGATAAGGTCTAAGTATTATTTCACTGCAAGGGTTAGTACCAAACTCATAGTTAGCATCTCTCCTGCCAAACTTCTTTGCCTGTTCCTTTGCAGATATTCGATTAAATATACCACGCTCTCCTGACTTTGATTCCACAAGTGCTGTCCACTCTCTCAGGAACGTCTCTCCATCAGGCTTGTCCGTGTAGCACACAGAGTTATTAGAGAGTGCCATTTGTGGTGCTGTCTCCCACCATTGTCCTGACTTAGCGTGTCTCATACGCTGATCCGATAGATTAGACAAGCTGATCATAGCAGAACGTCTAACACCACCTGACACTACAACCTCTCCAACCTTACACATTAAGTTATGGCAATCGTAGCTAGACAACTTGCGTCCTGCGTTGTGCTTGAACAAAGATGTTGTAAAGTTAAATAAATCAATTAAAGGTGCAGGACCTGATGCCCTACCACCAAAGATTTGTAGCCTAGAACCTGCAGGTCTAACCTTTGACGTATCCCAATGTGGAGACTCACCCATATAGAGATGTCCTATTAGTTTGCGTAATGCTTTCGCCCATCCCTCTTTGCTGTCTTGTACATCTATAACGGTATCTACTTGCTCTATCGTTTGTGGTATCTCAGGTAGCTGATTGACATACTGTCTTTCCACAGAGAACCCAACACCTGTACCACACAACAATATATACATTGCTTCATCAAAAGACTTTGGATCATCGACAGGCAGATAGCTACAGTTGTACCCTGCTGTATTATCTCTCTCCAACGCAAGACCTGCTGTCATCAACGCTCTCATAGACGGCATAACTTCTAAATTAGTTATGGCATCTTTTATCTGTTGCACAGGCAAGTGTCCCTTGACCTTCAACGACATAAAGTCAACGTACCTGTTGACAGTTTCTTCCCATGTTTCTCTTCTATTTTCGTTTGGTAGCCACCTAGCGTACCTAGAGATAGCTATAAATTTTTGATAGTCGTTCATATTTTTGTTACCTTTATGCTGTTAATTTCAATGTCGTCCATATCATAGAGAAGATCTTTTACTATATCCGATATAACTTTTTCACCTTCTTTTTTCTTAGCTGCTGAATCACAGGTTACAGGTAGATGGCTAGACTCGTCATCTATCTCAACCTCTGCTGTAATCTTAAACTTCATTCGATCATACTCCTGTTCTCTACGTCCCTGATCATGGCTTTTAAATACCACTCTGCTTTTCTTAGATCCTCAACACCGTTCTTATACCTCCATCTGTGGAGATATTTTATCACATTGCCCTGACAATAGGAAGAAAAGTGTTCACTTAATTGCTGTTGAATATAGTCTATACACTCCATACCACCATTGTTGTAGTGTGGAGGACTGTTAACTCTATCTACTTCCACTTGCTCAGTGTCCCTAGTTGTATTCGCTTCTTCTTTTCTGTCAACCATTTTTTAGGTATCTCCTTATCTGTCCATTTAAATCCATATTTGTCACACCAATCACAGTATCTCGTCTTTGATCCCTTGTTAATTACATTGTATGCGTTCTGAAACAGAAAGCGTATATCTAGCTCAGGATACTGCTCTTGTATCAGAAGGTGCTTTACCCTGTCTTTGGCTTTGAACCACCCTTTCGCCTCAATAATAATACCATTGTTAAGAACAAAGTCAGGCTTGTAGAGCCTAAACATTTGCACTGCGTATCTGATTGACATTTTTTCATATCGAATCCTTTGCTTGAGAAGGCGCAGCTCCTTTGCCACGCTCTCCTCAAACTTGCTCCTAAATTGTATCTTGGGCATCAGCTAACTTTACATAGTTTATCAAAGGTGGGTTAGCTGACTTAGAAACTTTTGATGGAAGAACCTGAAGATCCCAACACTTATCTCTGTAAGAACAGAAGCTACACTCAATGCCTAGTTTCATATTACCACTAGGTTTGCCATAATATGTCTCAGCTACAGGCTCGTAGCATCTCTCAAATGGCTCGTCATTATTTATATAGTCTATAGTGTTTTGTATCTTTTCCATCTCTCCTTCAGTGTCTACATCATTAGCACTGACGTATTTAAAGTTTCCATTTGCCTTATTTATAACCCACCATCCACCTACAGGAACACCTTTCGCTTTTGCGTAGCCAACGAGTTGTGACACATACCCAAAGCTGTCTTTGCTCTGTAGTGTTTGAAAATCTATGAACTTGTTTTCGTATGCCCAAGGAGAGGCTGACTTAACATCATCAACCTTTCCATTTAATACAAGGTCATATGTCCCATCAACATGTCCCCCCTTAATGGGTAAAGAAACATGTTCACTGTCACCAAACTCTACGTCTGCTGCTCTTAGTAAACCCTTAAAGACAGCCTCTATTATATCCCCAAGAATCATGTTGATAAGAAAATAAGGAGAATCAGAAATCCTTTCGTCAGGGCGATTCTTATCAAACCACAGCTGACACTTCTTGCGTCCAATGTTAGACATACGAAGTTTAAACTTCCTCTTCTCCCCTGAGAATTGACGACCCAAAGCCTCCTCTACATCCTTGGATACGAGGTTAAGAATATCCTTATCCATACTAGCTTTGCCTAGCATGACGTTTTGTAAAAAAGTATGGATCGCCACTTCTGCAGGATGGTTCATAGACTACTCCTCAATCTCAACAATGTTAGCAGCAATCTCGTCTTCCTGATCAGATAGTTCCTCAGGTCTACGATGCTCCTCCCACTTACTGATTGTTATTGAGTTCATAGCCTCAACCCACTCAACAAAGTTATTCAGCACTTCTTGATCGTCAGTGGTAATCTCTACTACTTTACCCAACGTAGGCTTCAACACAGCATAAGTTGCGCCACTAGGTATACTCTTTACTTCTGAGCCAAGATGTAACAGGTGCTGAATGGGAAGCCTGCCCTTTCTCTGAATCTGATTAAACATATCGGTCATAGCCTTGAAGCTATCCCTATTTTTAACCCTCATCAGAAAAGGAAACTCTTTAACATCCACAGGTTTACCATCGGCATCCTTAGCTTTGTCGAGTTTACACAAACCAAATACAACCTTGAACCTATCAATAGATCGCATCAGGTCTTGTGTCTCTTGTGGTAACGCTTTGAAGTCCTTAACATAACCTGATGGCCTACCACAGTTAAACGTGCCGTAGTTATCCTTCAGATCACCATTCAAAGACGTTGCCATTACAGTTCGCAACATTCGGCCTTCCCCCCCATCAGGCTTTTGATAATGCTTATCATAGCGCTGAAACTGAAAGCGTTGCATAAAGGGACGTATAGTCACCTTATCACTGTAATATATTGTATCATCAGGGAAAGTTACAGAGAAAGCTCCTGCTTTGACTATAGCTACTTCCATAGTCTCACCCTCTACTTCCTTTGTACCCATCACATTCTGATGAACTTGTTTGATCTCTGCTAAAGCTGATGTGCTTTTTGCAGGAGCGTTGGACATCCCCATGATCTCTGCCAAGTCAGCAGGGGATTTACCAATTATGTCTAATGCGTTTTCCATATGTGTTTTTACTCCTAAATTATAAAACGAATATTATCAGACTACATCTTTAACGTCAAGCCAATTATCACCTATTTTTGATTCTAGTAATAACGGAACATTAACATCGATGTTGTAGTAGGACTCTACTATACTCTTTAAGTTTTTGTTTACATCCTCTATGACACCTAAAACATCCTTCTCCTCTAAAGGATGAACATCTAATACCACAGAGTCATGCACACTGTTTACTAACATACTCTTATAACCATTTAATCTAGTCTCTATTTCCAACAATACAAGAGGAACTATGTCTGCTGTAGCAAAGCCTTGTACAGGGTAGTTCTTAATCATGGTAAAGTGTGTTGGAGTTCCACTCGCCCTTCTCTCTACATCAGGAAAAGCATACTGCCTACCTGAAGGTATCTTTATTCTGCCAAGATTGATAGCCTCGTCACCTAACTTCTTGTGCCACTTGGCTATGCCTTTGTATTTATCCATAAAGTGTGTGTAATACTCTGCCTCAGCTTTCGTTCTACCGAACCCTGTAGCTCCGTAGAGAGGCGCAAAGGTGTGTGCCTTAGCTTCTTGCCTAGAAGTAGGTTGTCCTGCCTCAGTGATGATCTTTGCTGTGTAGGAATGAACATCAAATCCGGTTGATACTTCTTCCATTGCTACTTTATCCTGAGACAATAGTGCTGCAACTCTAAATTCTAGCTGTGCAAAGTCTGCTTCTAGTATCTTACCCTTCATACCAAACGCATTATCCCTCCAACGTGAGGTAAACACTCTCTTAACAGGGAACGTACCACCTCTAGGCATATTCTGCATATTAGGATTGCGTCCACTGAAACGTCCTGTGGCTGTAACATGCTGTGTTAAACTGACATGCAGCATACCATCCTCTTTTGTATAGTGTTCTATACCATCAACAAAAGCAGAGAGATAACTTGATACAGCGCTTTGTCTCTTCAGGTCTGTCAAAAAAGATTCTGCCTCTTCCATGCCCATAGACTTGGCTATATTAATAAGCTGCTCCAAGTTCCCCTTGCTTGTAGAAAAACCATTAGCACTAACCCACGCTTTTGAGGGAGGAAAGAACCCTAGTCCTGCCATTTGTTTTAGCTTAGTAAGTTTGTACCCTCTAGTATCACAGGCAGTGCATCGGTTTGGTTTGGCAAAGCGTGTTCCGTCCTTCTTAGTCTTATATACTTTACCTTTTCCGTTGCAGCTTTGACATATACTAGCTTTTGTTTTAACCATCATGGCACTATTGTCCTTGACAGTCTGTTTAAATTCGCCTTTGTCCTCCACGTTATCAAAAGCTATCGCCCATTTTTTCTTGTCGTACAGTATTCTAGAGTAGATTACCTGACTAACTTGCTCAGGAGAGTTAAGATTTATGGGAGTATCACCCATTAAGTTCTTGACTTTCTCATTTAACCTATTTTCTATCTGCAAAAGCTCGTCTTCAAATTGTTTTCTAACATCTTTTAGCGCAGCTCTGTCTATATTAAACCCATTCATGTACATTTTTGTTAGAGTTTTACAGACTTTATTAGTAGTATCCCTTACATTTACCAAAGATTCAGACTCAGGCTTGGCATACTCGTCTAGCAACCTCCAATATAAAGACCTAGTAACCTTTAAATCCTGCTCAAGGTACATCGATAGTTCCTCTAAGGGTATCTCGTCCGTCTGATACCCTCTCCTGAAGTAATCTTTTAGTGTGTCAGACTTCTTCATATCTAAATCGTAGCGTAACGCACAGTTTTCTAGGCTAACAGAACCCTTCTGACCACGCTGTAGTATGTAATCACCAAGCATTGTGTCAAATATTTGACCATCATACTTAAATCCACATGCCCACAACCATTGTAAGTCATACTGTAGGTTGTGACCTATCAGTAGTGTGGTATTATCAAGCACCCTTTGTAGTCTTGCCTGTGCATCATCGTCCTCAATGGTCTTCTCATTGTGATCAAATACAAAAACCGTTCTCTCCTCCTCCTTAAGGTGATCCATGATACCCACAAGTGTCAAAGAGTTGTCAGGTTCAAAGGGATCAAGGTGTAACTTACCATCTCGTTTAGTCGTTCTATTTTCTACATCAAGTATTATCTTCATGCTGAATACCTCCCTGTTTCTACATCTAACTCAACATGGACAGCACCATGCCACCCTGTTAACTTGTTCTTAGCCAATCGAATGTGACGCTGAGGATCGTTACTGTCCTGTCCTTCAATGTCAGGATTCTTACTAATTAATAACATCAAATCTGCCTCTGCTGCCTTACCTGTCTTACTTCCCTCAAGCATAGATTGATTAACATTTATCTTACCCTCAGCCTCTGCTGATAGTTGGGACATCCAAATGATAACGCAATTATACTTCTTGGCAATGTTTCTTGCGTGGATTGCCGCCTCTTTGAGGTATATGTCTGATCTCTCCGACCCTGCTGTTGCAAACTTATCGCCCATATCAAGCACGATGATGTCAGGGTTTATACTTTTGGCAAGCTGTTCAACATAATCCATATTCTTATCCGTAGCATCTTTTATAGACAGCAGGTTTCTCAGAGGATCATATCTTTCTAGTGCCAACTTCCTGTTCTCCAACACCTGATCGCTAGACATGTTAGACTTACAGTACAGGTATCGCAGACCAACACGCTTGTATGCCTCCTCATTACACAAGACCACACACTTTGCACCCTGATCTATAAAGCCACCCTCAGAGGCTATAATACTAGCGTGGAAGGATGTCTTCCCTGTATTGGGTCTAGCACCCACGATAACAAAGTGACCACCACTCAGACCCTCCACTCGTCTACACAACGAGGGTATATTAAACTTCCATTGAAACTTTAAGTTGAGGTGATCAACTAATGTGTTGAAAGATATGTCGTCTCCCTGAAACCTAAAGCTAGGCGTGAAGTCATCTTGGTAGTTGTCAAGTATGTTTCTAAGAGGCTCAAGATTATTCTTTGTGCCATTCACATAGTCAAATCCTATGTTGGCTACCTCCTCCCCAACCATCTGCTGAAACAACTTAGACAAAACTTCCTTGGCTATATCGTTATTCATTGGCTCTTCTTTGGACAACTTACTAAACAACACCTCAAAGGATGCCTTGTTCGCTGAGGTCATAGTGCCGTTGTCAGAGAAGAACAAAGCCTGTAGCTCTGTTAGGGATAAGTTCCTCTCGTGCTTACCCATAGCCTCATCCAAAGTATTCTTAATCTTGCGTACATCTTTACTGAAGAGCCTGTCAGGACATTTACTGCCCTTATGATCTTCATAAAAGTCTTTCTGCATCAAGCTCCTAATTAGCGCTAGTTCTATCATTCTCTATCTTCTCCTCTATTAATCCATCAATAAGATTCAACATCTTGTCAAAATCCTCTTTGCCTAAATTCTCTATGTAAAACCATTCGTTAGCTCTCTTACGACTTAAACCCTCAGCTAAAGAGTGTGCCATCTTTTCTGCCACACCTCTGTGCTTAAACTTTTTATAGGTAACTAACTCGTAATCCCTGTGAGGACTGCCTGTTTGGTAGCCATTACATCTGTCTTTAGATTCTATAGCCTTACCTATCTTGTACCAATTCTGCCAAGCAGGGTTCTTCAGTACGTAAACTTCTCCCTCTGTTGACAGTACATAATTAACCAAAGAAGAAAATGCAGCATCATTAAATGTTTTATATCTTCCAGGTTTATATAGTGGATGATTCTTTGATATATACCTACCATTTACATACATTCTTCTTGGGTTATTCTTAGGATTATTTCTAGGGTTGCTACGAGCATTATTAGTAGCTGAACACTCTTTACATCTACGATATCCGATCTTTTTCCAAGACTTAACCCAAGTATCTTCCGTCAACTCCACTCCACATTTTGAACACTCAACCATCTATCATCTCCCTCAGTTTATCAAAATCTTTTTGACGTTTGTATTTTAAATCATCTTCTATCTGTAGTCCATAAACTTCTGATGGATCACAGTAACTTTTTAACTCTTTAGTATACTGAATAGTCTTACCCACAGCGTCAGGGTCAAGAGCTACAATAACTTTGTCAAAGGTATCAATATATTCTTTATGCTCTTTCAACAGGCTTGTACCCAACAGAGCTACACCTGTAACACCTATCAAGTTCTCACCAATAACTGTTGCTGACACAACGTCCTCAACAACGACAGCTATACTCTTACTAGGTTTGATACAATAGGAATAATACTTTGCCTCCCCTCCGTACTTATACCATTTAGGCTGTGCATTGTAGAGCGCCCTACCTATTGCATCAACAACCC